TGAGCAATATGTGTTCAGCCATGTTTGCTCCGTCTTGTCCAAGGATACCAGTGATTATAACTTTTTTCATATTTTTTTTAACTTTTGAAAGACTTGAGCAATTGCATCATCCATGTCTAAATACTTGTAGGTTGCTAATCTACCAACAAATATAACATTACTTAAACTATCAGCAATCTCTTTATATTTTAAATATAGTTTAGGGTTATTGCCGAAAGGTTTGGGGTAGAATGGTATATTATTGTTATTATGTTCGCATGGGAACTCTTTGGATATAACTGTTTGTTCTACTTTTTGCTTGTGCCAATGGGAGTGGTCCACGCTTCTTGTCCAAGCATTTATATTGTTACACTCGTTAAGTTGAAACGTGGATTTCCTTTGATTGGATGTTTCAAATTGTATTTTTAAAGACCTGTACTCTAGCCAGCCATACTTATATTTAAAAAATTCGTCAATTTTGCCTGTGTAGACTAAAAGGTCATAGTTTTCTTTTAGGTAACGACGGGGAGAGCAGTTTAATTTAATTTCTATACCTCTTGTCATGTTTTCAAACATTCTGGTATATCCGTCTTCTGGTATTCCTTGGTACGTGTCTAAATGAAAGCACAAGCTTGGGTTTTCTCTTTTTGTAGGTAGTCTGCCGCTTATGGATTTAGGTAATTTTTCCCAAGGTATACCCCACATTTTTTCGCTGTAGTCTCTAAAAATTAATTCTTGTATTTGTTCGGGGGTTTTTTTACCGATAATTTTTTCTGACTCTGGGGAGAAAGGGATTGGTATAACTCCTTCTTTTGTGTTGGCTTTAACCGTTAGGCAAACGTCGTTAAAATTAGAGTATCTATTTAAGAAATCCCAAACTTTTTTGTTATTTGTGTGGAATCCGTGCGGGCCGTACTTATGAACCCTTATACCCTCTATTTCTTGATCATAGCAGTTGCCGCCTATATGCTTTCTTGAGTCAAGAATCTTAACATCATACCCTTTTTCTTTCAATAAAATAGCGGATGTTATACCGCTTATACCGCATCCAACTACTACGGCTTTCATTTGTTTTTGGAAATCCAATCTTCTAATAAGACGGATGGCTTATAATCGAATGAATGTGATATCTTGCTAATATCAGCTAAAGTTTGTTGAGCTTCCCCTAGTCTTGGTGGTAAGTGTTCTACTTTATCTCCTATCATGGAGGCGATTTCGAGTATCGAATGATTAGTTCCCGTTCCTACGTTAAAGATTTCTCCAGAAACGCCTGTAATATCTTCAGCTTCCATCGCTAGAATATTAGCATTAACTATGTCACTTACGTGCGTAAAGTCTCGACGCTGTTTTCCATCCCCTACAATTGTCATGGGTTTATTTTCATTTTTTTGTTTTATGAAAAGACCTAGAACTGGGGCATATTTACCTTTAGTCGGTTGTCTTTCTCCATAAACGTTAAAATACCTAAATATAATAGTATCAAGACCCCATAAGGAGGAATAAATTTTACATAAATCTTCAGCCGCCACTTTAGAAACCGAGTATGGGTTAAGACAGTCAGTTGACATGCCCTCCCTTAACTCGCAGGGTTTATCGAGTAATTTATGGGCTATACTGTGATTTTTTCTACCGTAAGCAGAGGAGGTACTAGAGTAAAAAAATCTAGAAACTGCTGAATTTTTTGCAGCCTCTAATACATTGCATGTTCCCACAAAATTAGTCATGCACGTTTCTTGAGGTCTAGTCAGGGTAGGTTGAATTCTTGACTCAGCCGCCAAGTGAAATACATAATCTACATTTTTAAAAAAACCCTCTATCTTGTCATAGTTTTTAATATCTTCCTCTAAGTAAATAGCTTCTTTATTGAAGTGAAATTGCTCATTGCACTCTGAGGATAAATTATCAATTACGTGAACTCGATGACCTTTACTTATAAGGCTATCTACTAAATGGCTCCCAATAAAGCCGCAGCCCCCTGTAACTAATGATGTTTTCATAAAGAAGTTATAATTTTGTGTATGTGATTGTGTTTTTCTTTCATCACATTGATTAACTCTTCCCCTTGAAGGTTAAACCAAGGCTCGTGGCTTGCTCCAAGCATTTCATTAGTGTGAACTACGCAGTTCATCATCTTAGCCTCTACACAAATTCTCCCGCAAGTTTCTGGGACTTTTGGCCAAAATACAACACCTTGATTAGCTGAAAGCTTTTTTAAGAATTCAATATGGTTCTTATCGTGGACTAGTTCATAATCTAATCTGTGCTCAATACAGAAACTTATAGCTTCGGGCACTCCTTTGGCGCAATAAGGGGACTTTATTACTGAGTAAATGTTTTTCTTGTTGTTACTTGATAATTGACTCATCAACTCCAAGGTTTCTAGACTCCATAAATTGCCAGAAAAATTAATTATATTTTTTAATTCAAGATTTCTTTTATGGATATCTGCCTGTAGGCTGCTTTGGCATACTATGGCCTTAGCCTTGTGGAACAGGTAAGTGTTTATGAGTTCGTGCTTGGGTACGATAAAATTATCGTAATGATTTGGTTGCATGTGAGACACGAACTTGTAGTCATGAGACACTAAGCAGTAGTTTAAATCATAAAATTTTTCAAGTATAGATGGGTGAATGTGAAAGAAATTAGAAATTATAAAAAAAGAGTCTTTTTCATCCCTTAAAAACTCTTCACTTACGAATCTACTCCTGATTCTGAAGACATCTTCACCTTTTTCCGTAAAGATATTATATAATATTTCGTCGCTTAACTCAGCCCCACCGCTATGGGCTCCGCCTCCACCTACGGTATCTTCAGCAAAGAAATCACCTATTAATACGTACCTCACGCACCTATAATAATAGGATTTTTAAAATAAATCAATTATTTTCTATCCGATAAGTAATCTATTTTTTCTTCGATCCTGTCGAAGCGATGATGTACTACCTTGACTAAATCTTGAAAGTCCGACTTTGAAACGTACTTTTCTGGTAGACTTAAAGCTAAGTCATTAATTTTTTGTCGGGCTTCTTTTAGGTCATTTTCATGGTGTTCTCTTAGGTCATCTATATGGTCAGCATTTGTAGCTGTTTTGCCCCATATAACCTTGAGAATCCAACTTGCTAGAAAGGATAATAACCCTATAGCTACGTTGATGAATAATTGTAAGTCTACCTTCTCTTCCATGCTGTATTATACACTTTTTTTTTTAAAAATCGTCCTCCAATACGCCTGAGTTTTGGTAATCCTTAACTTTTCTTTCAAAAAAGTTTGTCATTGCCCCAGTATCAACTACTTCTGAGAGCCAAGGAAAGGGGTTATCATCGCTATCAAATCGAAAGTCGATACCTATTCCTTCAAGCCTTCTATTCCCTATGTATTGCATGTAATCCACGAACATATCAGCGTTAAGCCCTAAGATACCGCGAGGGAGTACATCGTGGGCATATTTGATTTCAAGCTCTACTGCTTTTTTGATATGCTCTACGGTTTCTTCCTCGAATTTTTTAGTCCAGATAGTTGGGTATTGTTCTTTGAGAGTGTTAATTAAATAAGTTCCAAACTGGATATGTAGGCTTTCGTCTCTTAGGGTGTACCTGATTTGGTCGGATAAACCAGGAAGCTTGTTTTGCCTACCAAGAGCTAGTAACATAGCGAAACCACTAAAAAAGAAAGTTCCTTCGCACACAATATAATAAGATACTAAGTTCCTTAAAAACTCTTTCTTGCCTTCTGTATTTTTTGTCGTGAAGTCATTCCTGTTTACGTCCGTAGTTATCTCCATCAAGAAATCATCCTTAGCCTTAATCGAGGGGATCGTGCAGTAAGCTTCGTAAACCTCTGATACTTTTAGAGAGTAAGAGTCGCAGCAAGTAACTACGGTCCAGTTGTGTAAGGACTCTTCGTAAGCTTGTCTGAGAACGTACTGTCTGCATTCTGGGTCGGTCACCCATTTCGCGACAGTAAGTAGTAAGTTATTGCCAACCAAGGACTCACTTCCAGCAAAAAAGCCAAGGCATCTTTTAACGAGTAGTTTTTCATCTTCTGTTAATACGTCTCCTTTCCATTGGTCAACATCATCTGACATGTTTATTTCTGATGGCGACCAGTTGTTGGCCACTCCCTTGAGGAATAAATCCCATGCGAATTGGTGTTTATGTGGGAGTATTTGGTTTACTCCCGCTATTTCTTCTCCTAGTAACAATCCAGTTTTGCTCATCGTATTTGATCCTTATTGACAGCTTTCACAATCAGGGTCAAGGACGCTGCAAGCCTTGGTCTCCTGTTCCGTTTTAGTGCCCGTAGACTTTTCGATCTTACTGGCACTTTTGTTTCTTAAATAATAAGTACTTTTCAACCCTCTGTTTTTGGCATGAAAATAAAGGTCATTTAAATATTTAAGAGAGGTTGAATTATTAAATAAATTAAGTGATTGTCCCATGTCAATCCATTTTTGTCTAGCGGCGGCACAATCGACTAAATTAAATTGGTCTTGATCAAATGCTGTCTTGTAGTTTTCTTTAAGCTCTTCGGGGATCAGTGATGAATCCAATAGCGAAACGTCTCCGTCAGCCGACTTTAGAGCCTCAATAAATGAGTTAGTCCAGATTCCAAGATTTTTGCATTTATTGACAAACCATTCGTTAGTGATGAATAGGTTTCCGCTTTTATTTTCGTAAACAAAAAAAGTAGAAAAATCTGGGTCAATCGATGGCGAGCAGCCTTGTATATACGAGATAGTAGCAGTAGGCGCGATAGCCATAGTGTTACTGTTTCTCATTCCGTGATTTGATATATGACCTCTAACATCGTCCCAGTTTAACTCTGGGCAGTATTTTTTACCTCTATGGACTATAGGTTTTTGACCTAGGTAATCCATTAGGCTCTTGTACGTATCGATAGGGAGAATATCCTTGTCCCAGAGAGAATTTTTATAAGTGGAATATACTTCCCTTTCTTTAGCAAGCTTGCTTGAGTTCAGGATGCAGTGGTACGAGATAAACTCGTAAAGCTCGTCGGAGAACTTTACCGCTTCCTTGGATGAGTAGCTCATATCGTAAGCATGAAAAACGTCGTGCCAACCCATTGAACCTGCACCTATTGGCCTGTGCTTCAGGTTCGAGTTCTTGGACTCTGGGGTAGGGTAAAAGTTTAAATCGATAACATTGTCAAGCATTCTCATTTGAGTAGCTATAGTGTCAGCTAGGAGCTCAAAATCGAGAGTATTGTCGTCTTTGATGTGTTGTTTTAGGTTTACTGAGCTAAGATTACACACAGCGGTTTCGCCAATTTCCACTTTTTCACCCTCTTTGAAAAGAGACGGCTTTGTGTGCAGAAAGATTTCAGTGCAAAGATTGGAGCTATGAACTACGCCTTCATGAGAATTAGAATACCTCATATTGGAGTTATCCTTGAAAGTCATCCAAGGATGCCCAGTTTCAAATAAAACTCTCAGCATTCTTTTCCAAAGGTCTTTCGCCTTGATGATTTTAAAGTTTTTTAGTTCACCGTTGTCAGCAAGCTTGCAGTATTTTTTATATTTCTTGTCAAATTTATCTCCGTATAGATCATGTAGTTCTCTAGTGTCAGAGGGAGAAAATAAGTACCAATCCTTATCTTTTTCCACGTACTCAAGGAAAAGGTTATTGAGCCAGTTCGCAGTGTTAAGGTCATGACATCTCCTGCGTTCATCTCCAGTGTTCTTTTTTAAGTCTAGAAAGTCTTCGATATCTAGGTGCCAAGGCTCAAGGTAGGCGCAACCTGCACCTGGTCTTTTGCCTCCTTGGTTAACTGCTACAAGTAGATCATTGTAAATTTTAAGCCAAGGTACTAAACCGCTAGATGTCCCGTTGGTTCCTTTGATGTGCGAGCCTGAAGACCTGAAATTGGATACGTCAAACCCTAACCCTCCAGCGTATTTAGATTTCCTTGCTTCTTGCCAAGCCCCGTCAAAAATCCCATCGATTGAATCATCAAAGGTATTTAGGTAACAGCTTGAAAGCTGGCTTCGATTACTGCCGCTGTTGAATAACGTGGGGGTGGAGCAGCAGAGTCTAAACTCAGAAAGCACATTGTAAAACTGTATTGCTTTTTCTGTTTTATTTTCTTCGTTTAACGCTAAACCCATAGCGACTCTCATCCAGAAGGATTGAGGTGATTCAAGAACCCTACCGTTTACTTTGTGAAAGTATCTGTCGTTTAATATTTGTAAACCTAGGTATTTAAATTTAAAGTCTCTGTTTAGCTGCAAAGATTCTGAAAGTTTTTTGAGGTCGAACTCTAAAAGTTTTTCATTGAGGATACCTTCCTTAATTAATAGTTTAATATTTTTTATGAAGGCAAGCCTGTATTGGTTTTCAAATACATCCTTATCTACGCTTGAACCAAAAACTTCTTTATGAATGTTTCCCAAGAGTAGTCTTGCAGCTACGTAGGAGTAGTTAGGCTCCTTGTCCATTTTTTGTCTTGCTGACATAACTAGAGCTTGGTCGATCTCTTTAGTAGGAATCTTGTCGTAAAGTTGAACGTGAGCATCTAATACGACTTCACTGGCAGAAACATTGCCCAAATCCTCGCAAGCTCTTTCAGCACATTTGTTAATCTTTGAGATGTCGAGATTTTCGAGTCGTGAGTTTCTTTTCTTTACTTGTAAATCGGGGGAATTCATTTTCGCGTGTTATGTATACTTACATTTTTTTTTGCTTTAAGAAAGTAAAATTTACCAAAAAGCAAAAATACTTTTTTCAGAAAAAAAAATTGTGTAGGGAACCTTAAATTTCCCTGCCACCAGCAGGTACTACACCGTCCTCTAGCTTCATTAAGTGGGCTCTTGTGTAGTTTATTAGATGTAATTGATGAAAGTCTGAGGGGTAATAATTATCTATTCTTCCTAGCTTGAACTTTACGGGGGTGTTTATAAATTGAGCTTGTGCAGCTTTCGTGTAATACCAGAAACTATTACTATTCCAGAATGATACATGTGTTGGGTCTTGGAATGCACCCCTTCCATCAGTGTTCGGGACATTGATTAAAACCCATCCATTTGGGGCTAGGCACCTGTAAAGCTCTTTCATTGTTTGAATGGGGTCTTTAAGGTGCTCAAGAGCATCCTGCATCCTAAAGACACCAACGCTATTGTCTTCAAAAGGCCAATCTGGTTTATCTAGATCGCACACCACATCGACATTTTCGTAAGCATAACCGTCTACCCCTAGGAAGCCTTCAGCTTTGTATTTATGACAACACAGGTCTAATTTTTTTAAATTATTATTTTCGCTCCACTTCTTGCAAAGGTCTTGGATGAATCTGTCGTGTAACTCGACGGTAAGATTTTGTATTTTAGCGTTTTTATCACCGTAACAGGTGTTCTCGTTGTGCCTCCAATATATATATAAGGGTTTCTCTATGTGGAGGACTTTTCCGTTTATGTAAGTTCTGCAAAGTAGTTCATGGTCGTCTAGTACGTCCATTTCCTCATTGTGACCTCCTATCGACTCGTAAAAAGACCTAGACCATACTCTAACATGGTTTGGTGCGTACCATATGAAACTAAAGGAAAGAGGTGATGGACTAAACGCTCTTGTGGCGGTCATGCCCGTGCGCTCGCATTCGTAATATCTCCAACCGTACTCTTCTGAATAAGGCGCGATAGATTTACCAGTTTCTTCTTCTATGTCAATATCATCCGAGTAATAGAAATCAGCATTATTCTCAGAATGAGCCTTGTTTATTTCTTCCAGACAGTCAGGGGATAGCTCGTCGTCATGATCTAATTCTAATAATAATTCACCTTGGCTTTTGGAACAGCAAAATTTTTTAAGAGCCCCGATTTTATCTGTCGAACCTTTCCATTCCAGTATTTTATATGTTATGCCCTTGTCTTGTAATTTAGACTTGAGTTCTTCTTTTTGATTTAAAGCATCATTGTTTAGACAGAATACCCACTCAAAATCTTTAAAGGTTTGATTGGATACACTTTCTATTGTCCTGTCTATTCTTTTTAGGGTATGACTTGGGGTAAAAATACTAAATCTCATACCTCTATCGTTCCTTCGGTGCTTGATGGCTTATCGTTTTGGTGCTTTAAACCATTTCTTTCCTTGGAATAATCTTTAAAGAATTTTTTCTCTACTGGGTCTGACCCGTTTGCACTTTGACTTTTTCTTTTGTCGCTTAATTCTTTAGAGAGGTCAAATAAATCTCCATAAGTTCCACCTGTGTTTTGGGTTTTCCTCATGAAGTCTTCGTGCGAACCTGCATCTATTCTCGTCATGCTTGGGATACTGGTGTTAGGTACAGTGAATATCCTTAGCCACTTTAACCCATTATCATCGACATGCTCATGGGCGTCACTTATTCTTTGCTGCACCTCAATGACTTCGTTGGTTTCTGGGTTTTGAAATAGGTAAATAGGCATACTACTGTATAATTGGTAGAAGCTTATCTAAGGTTTTATCCAGAGAAAAGTCTTCTTGTAGCTTTAGTCCGTTTTCATTTACTTGGCTGGATTCGTATCTTTTGATTGCTTCCTCGCATGACGATATGAAGTCATCTTCCGAAAAATCATAGATGTTTCCTTGATTATATGGTTCATTTGGTTTGAAAAATAAACCATCGTAAGCTTCTATCTTACCGCTGGGTTGAACCAGTACGCTGTTGGATTCGTTTGCCCATTCTTTGTAGGCGTGAGCATCCAAAATTACTGAGTGTTTCCCTAGTGCAACTGATTGGAACTCAGGTAAGCCCCAACCTTCGGCTCCAGACATACCTATGATGATATCACCAGAGTTGAGATAATCGTTGTATAACTCGTTCGTTGGCATGTGCCCCAAGAACTGAACGTTAAAGTAGTTTTTACCTTCTAAGCTTCTTATGAAATTTTGTTTGTTTGATTGCTCATCAATAAAGGGGTTGAACAGGGCACATTGTAAGTAATATTTTTTGTTGTTACCAAATTTCTTGCACCAAGCTTTGATAATCCTTTCGTGGTGCTTTCTTTTTTCGAATTTACCACAGAGGTTAAAGACGATTCTCTCGTCTTCAAAGTATTTTTTATTTATTTTTTTAAAGTTGTGCTTATCGAATGCAAGTGGCACAACTTCGCTTTTTACGCCAAACTGGCTAAATATATCTTGAGTGTATTTACTCGTGAATATTAACTTATCACAGTTTTTGGCTACGTTTAATTCATGAGGGGTTGGTTGGTCTAGCTCGTGAAATGTAAGGAGATAATTAACCTTCGAGAAGGAATCCATTCCTTGGTT